TTATGCTTAACACCGCTAATGCGGATTATATAAAAATCCAAAAACCTGTCAACCACAAACTTATAAAGCATTGAAAAGGAGGGTTTCACATGCAGATAATCACACGCAAAGAAGCAAAAGAGAGAGGGCTGTCGCACTACTTTACAGGCAAGCCTTGCAAGCATGGGCATGTAGCTGAGAGAATAACGGGTTCAGCCCAATGCACTGGATGTTTCAACCACTACTATAAAAAGATGTACCAAAATCCAGAATACAGACAGAAGGCGATAACCCGCGCCCAAAAAAACTACGACAAGGAAACGGCTGTAAATGCCGCTAGGCTTTGGTGTGAACGCAACCCAGAAAAAAGAAAGAAAGCCCAGGCGGCTTGGGAAAAGAGGAATACGGATTACATGAACGCCAAAACAGCCCGTAGGTATGCAAGGAAAGGTAAGGCAACCTTAAAAACCGTTACCATAAAAGACATCGTGCCAATTTATAAGCAGGCTAGATTGCTAACTGAGAAAACAGGGGTGCAGTACCATGTTGACCACGTTGTGCCGTTGTTTGGAAAAACGATATGTGGCTTGCATGTGCCATGGAATCTGCGAGTCATAACAGCGAAAGAAAACCAAGCGAAAAGCAATAAGCTAATCACACAATGATTCCCGCACTAACATGCACCAGGTCTCAAAGCTAATCGTGGCTATGTCTTCCTTATTGGAGAAAGCATCGTTGATAGCTGAGAGATACACAACGCAGCGAATTGGCTGCCGGTCAAACTTGTAAATGAGAACCGGCAGTTCGCCTGTCAAAGATGCAGCCCCGCACGTTTGTGACCACCACGCATCCTTATGAATATTATTGGCTGTCGTGTTTGCATACCGCTTGCACTCTATCAACCACCCATCCAGACCAATCAAATCACCCTTGCCAGACAGTCGGTACTGTTCCAGGTCACGCTTTACCTTTACGCCTAGCTGGTCGTGGATTAATAGAGAAACCTCGCGTTCAAATGCAGCACCTTTGTTGCGCCCATTGGTCATCCTGTACACTCCCCGCCATCAACTTGGCAAAAATAATCTGTCTCATCAAACACCCAATCCTGTTGACGCTCGACAAACTCGACTAAACTAGCCATGTCTCTCTTGCGTTCAAAACGATTGTCTAATCTTTTCTCTGCATCAATCCACCATTGCGCTAACTCTGGGTGTTCCCGCGCCATCATAGCAAGAGTTGCCTCGCTTTTAAGAAAGCAGAAATCGCAGTTGCCTTTCATGGTTTTACCATTGTGCATAGGTAGTCTTAAATCAAAAGGTTGCAGCATCCAGAAAGCCTCGACATCGCGCTTGGTCTTGCCCGCATCACCTAATGGGTAAAACAACTCTACGCTGCCATCCTCTTTTTTGTTGAGGCGGCGGGGTTCATCTGCCCTAATTCCAACAGCGTTCTTCCATCGTTTCCAGCCCAAAGATTTAAGATACTTCTGGCCTGTTTGCATCTTCAATACACCAGTGCAGAAACGAAACCTTGCGTTAGGCAGCCGCCCGTACTTGTCAATCAGCTTGTCAAATGGTTCACCGTTACGGCTACAACTGTTGTGGTTCACAATCTTAAAATAGTTTTTGTTATCCCCTACTATGTCATATTCAAGCCACACTATAGGCACGTTCCATTTTTCAGAAACCTCCTGCACAAAGTCCAAGGTCTGCGGCATTTCTCTGCCAGTGTTTTGGAACGCAACAACCGCGCTGTCAGGCAGCCCATCGTTAGCCTCAAGTATTTTATACAGCATATAAGCTGACGTTCTGCCGCCAGAAAAACTAATTTGCACGTTACCTTCTGGCAGAAGAAATGGATTGGTCAATGTTCAAACTCCACATGGATGAGAAACTCGGCTGCGTCTTCTTCATGCACCTCACCGTCACCGTCACAGAACTCACAAGTCTGCATGATGCCCTTGATAAAGCCGCCGTTAGAGTGGTCAATCACCTCGACCTCAACCTCATACTCGCCGGCACCCCCGCAGTCAGGGCAGTTAACGTAGTCGCTGGGAGTGGTGTTGTTCGTAGAAGTCATTAGCTTTTACCTTTCCATCTGTTGCTAAAGAAATACGCCGCATGGTTTCAGGCGTAGGAAAACGCTGGTTAGATAGTATGCGTGACACAGCAGAGACAGACAAGCCAGACTTCTTGGCGAACCGTCTTATGCTAAGCCCTTGTTCTTTAATGTAATCCTGTAAATACATAAAAACACCATATATCAGTGTTGACAGGTTGGCAATGGGTTGTTAAAACAGAGTTGAGAGGTGGCGGGATTCCGACTGCCGCTGCCTCTCACATGGAGGGTCAAATGGAATACGAAATACCAGACTATCGGAAAGAGTTTGGCTGTTATCACAACAGCGCATCAGGTGGTACGCAATCCACTTATGAAAACCTGTTCAAACTATACATCCGCAAAGAATATAAAATGCAGTTCCCTATGTCAGCCAAGCCAAGGGCAGGGCAGATAGTACAGCAGGGCTGCGACCATTACTTTGGGCTACATGATTACTCGCCGGTTAGAGGGCCGCAAGAAGGCATGACGCTAGGCGAGGCCGTAAGGCATGCAATGACAGAGTATATGCAGTACAAACCTATCACTTGGGATGGCGGCAAGGACATGGAAGTCTTTGAAGCCTGCAAAGAAGTAATCCCAGAGATGATAGGCCACGCAGTCAAAGGCACCGAAGAATACTTTGGTAAGAATGTAGAACTTGTTGGTGAATACCAGCGGGTTTTTAAAGATGACAGGCTAGACATACCAACCATTATGTTCTTGGACTATGCGGATGACACAAGGCAGATTGACCTAAAGTGCAGCTTGCCAATGGCTAATCCCTTAAAAAAAGATGGCACTAGAACCTGGCGTATACCTAAACCAAAGACTGAACCTACCTGGAATCAGGTAGCTCAGCAGGCCGTGTATTGGAAAGGCACCGGCCTAGTGCCGGCCTTGTTGTTTGTTACAGGTGAGGGCTACAACCTATGCACACCTGATAACTGCGATATGCTGAAGCCTGACGCATTAGAAGATGCTTATGAAAGAATTGTGCAGCGTTGGTTGACAATACAAAACCTAATGAAAGCTGCGCATGGCAACTGGAAAACTTTATTTGGCATGGTTGCACCTGACTTTGCAGAGATAGCGCAGCGTCACGGGCCTGAGATACTTGAGATTGCTAAACAAACTTGGAGGGTTGAATGAGGACACCGACTAAACAGCAAATAATAGACGCACTTAAAGTGCCGGAGATTAACGATAAAACTGACTCGATGGGCAGGGTTGTAAGGAAAAACAACTACTCACAATCTGCCGTACTTAAAAAAGATATGGCTGGAAAACCTAAAGGGAAGGGTAAATATGACTGAGGTAGAACAGGAACATGCGCAAGCAATTGACTTCACACAAGAGAGATTGAAGCGCATAGAGAGAGATATGGCACACATGCAAAAAGAGTTAGACGAACTCAAGACTATGCTTGCGTCATTCATGAAAGCAATAACCGATTACAATGATGAGGTAGATGAAGATGAGTGATTTAACACAAGCTATGACGGTGGTGGCTGATTACTACAAAGACCACGCCATCAAGCAAAAGGGTGGCAAGATGTATCTGCAAGTAGTGCATCGTGTCGAGGCGTTTCGCCGTGTACTTGGCGCTGAGTACGGTGTTGATACTAAAATTATTGTGGATGATGGGCATCGTGTAGTGGTCAAAGCTATAATCACAAACAAGGATGGCATCACAGTTGGTTCTGGCATGGCCGAAGAAATACGAGGGCAAGGCCATGTCAATACAACTTCTGCCTTGGAAAATGCAGAAACGTCTGCTATAGGAAGGGCTTTGGCAAGCCTTGGTTTGTCAGGCGGTGAGTACGCATCTGCTAATGAAATGGATGCAGTGCCACGCAAAGCAGAGAATATCAAACAGAATCAGGCGGTGGCTGTCGAGCAAGACCCTCCAAGTAAGGCTCCGGCCCCGCCTGAGCCACCCAAAGAAATGACCCGTGAAGAACTTGATGAGAAGCACGACAAAGGTGTCTGGCAAGACATGAAGTCTCGCTTGCGTCAAATGAAGCATGTCAATAATGTTCATACTCTTTTTGAGTCTATGAAGCCTAAGATACAAGAAATTAAACAACGTAATCCAGAGGCAGCGCAGCACATCGTTAAGCTGTTTCTTGATGCAGAAGATAAATTAACAACAGGAGAAGCATAATGGCCTTGAGAAAAATCACCACTATTCGCTGCTTTGCGAATGACCCAGATAAAAAAGCAACGCATAGCAACTCAAACTGGAAGCCCTATGTGGGCAAGGAACCAGGTGATGTGGTTCTAAGCAAGGATACGCGCCACCAAATCTCTGTCTTTGCTAATGACGATGGGTCTATTGATGTAAGCATTAGCGAACGCATTGCAGAGGATTACACAAGTGGCGAAAGCATTGCCGCAAACGTAAGACAGGGCGGCATGCGTAAGATTGCTGAATCAATGGAAGCACCAGCCGCGCCAAAGCAGCAGATTGTTCTTGATGATGAAGTCCCTTTCTAACTTGGAAACTGCCTTCCATGCCTTAGACCATTGCAAGGATGTACTCTTGGAACGGTCCAGGTATGGGGCGGTGGATGACAACTTCAAGCAAATCAGCAATATGGGGTCTATGATTACAGGCCACAAGATGACTGAAGCACAGGTCTGTGCATTTATGGTTGCCTTAAAACTATCTAGGCTATCGGCAACAGACGAAAACGGATTGAACTGTAATCACGTTGACTCATTCATAGATATTATAGGTTACAGTGCGATTGCCTTGGAACTGCTAGACAATGGCAAGAAGAAAGGTTGATACACGACAAATGCTATGCAGCTTCTGCGGCAAAGAACACTACATCAAAGATGGTGGGTGGGTTGTCGCTGGTGATAAAAGGATTTATTGCCACTTATTAGAGAGAAGCTGCCTAGTAACTAAATTAAAACAGGAGGGTCAAAGAAATGGGAAGCGTAATTCAATTTCCGAAATGTGGAACGAAATATAATCCGGCAAACGGTAAATACTGGGATGTTTATTGCTGCGAACTGGAAGTAAAACAAATTGAAAAAATCGTGCATTACGTCAGCGGTTATAAACTACAATCGTTACGCAGGCATAACCGTAGAGTTGAATACGTTGATGCACGGCAGCTATTCGTTCTCTTGTGTGTCAGGCACACATCATTTAGCTACCCAACAATAGGAAAGATATTAGCCCGTGACCACACTAGCGTTATGCACCTAGAGAAACGTAAAAAATCGACTCAACTGAAGGCAATGCTGAAGGAATCAAGGGTTATAATTAAATACTTGCTTTAACAATCCCATTTGCGTAGGGCTTTGTTGATACGACTGTTCGGGTCACGCGCTGTCTTCTTACTGGTCAGCTTCTTCTTCATCCCTGTCATTCTTGCGCAAAAACTTTTGCGTCTTGCCGCGGCCTTTGGTGACTTCTTAGCCTGCGCTTTTGATACTGGTGCCTTCAGGTTCATGCCCTGCTTCTTTGCAGAGGCACGGCCTTTGGCGTTCAAACCGCCTTTTGGGTTCTTTCCTGCTTTGCGCTGCCATGCTGGTGACTTAGCCATCTTTGTTCAACCCGTGGGTATACCCGTCTTTCTTGTTGTATGTAAGCGACTCGCTGCGACCACCCTCAACGTAGCTGCAATGTATCCAGCCAGAATTACCGCCAGTGTAGCACTCAAGAATAAGCTGGTCATAGTCTAGGTTGTCCTCAATCCACCTTGCTAAAGTATAATTGTCTATACCTGGCACCTCAAAGTCTGCCGCCTCACCCTTGGCATGCTGGCTATCTAAACTACTGCCGATAGCAATACATAATTCTGGGCTGCGATAACCACTTGATACCATGAATGGCCCAAACTCATCTCGGATTGGCTGCAATATTTTATCGCACAGAAGTTCCATAGCCTCTATATGGTGCACTTCCGGTACGTTCGGTATGCCTTTGCGTTCAGCGGTTTGAGATTTAACCATCTCCTCTAAGCTGAAGTTTGGCGATAAGGGGTAGGTCATTTTTTAGCCTTTTTTTTGACTACCTTCTTTTTAACTGGTGATGCTTTTAGCTTCATCTTCTTTTTCCCTTTGGACAGATAAGCCTGCACATAAGGCATCATTTCTTTTTCTTCTTTGCTGTCTTTGCCGATTGCTTAAAAGCTTTCGCTGTTGGCGCACCCTTGCTTCCAGGCTTGCGCATTTTTTCACCTGACCCAGCGGCAATGCGTTTCTTTTTAGCATGAATATTTGCGTATAAACCCTTTCCTGGCATTATCTTTTCATCCCTTTCAATCCGCGTAATCCAAATGATGCAGCTATACTAGCATAAACTGCGTATTGAAACCAACTAGGTGTGTTTGACAAAGCATCAAAGCCACGCTCAACATAAGGCTGAGTGAACGGTATAAAACACATAGCAATTATGACTATAAAAAGTATAGTCCATGCCTCATCTTTCCAGCTATTGTCACTAGCTTGGGCCATAATCTTTTCCCAGCCAGCCTCATGTGTGGCAGCAGTCACCATCACTTGCGCTTCTGCCTCGGCTTTTGCTTTAGCCACAACACCTTTAGCCTTTGTCTGTTCGACTTTGGATTCCATCCAAGAACCAGCTAATGAAGCAATAGGGCCAATCAATGCCTGTATCATTTTGATTCACTCCCGCACCAAACTGCAAAAGCGCCTGTTGCTGCGCCAACAATTGTGCTAACAAACGCTGTTTGCTGGGTAGTCGCAGATGTACCAAGGCCCATGAACCAATCGCACACGTTCCAAGCCATAAGGGTAAACGCCAACATCATCAAACGCGGGATTATTTTATATTCTGTAAGTGCTTTAGCCATCTCTATGCCCTCTTACTGTCGCCAACGCCTTATTAAACGAATGAAGTTCCGCTTTAGGTTCATCAAAAAGCTTGGGCGACACGCGCTTAGACTTTTGTAGCACCTGTTGAACGGGCATGAACAACGCTTTGCGGTGTTGATAACCGATAAGGCATAAAATGTCATAGTCTGCCACACTCCCAAGAATTTTATTCTTTTGTCCATGACCAAACTGAAAATGGTACACCGGAAGCCTAGCATCTTTTTCGCCAGATAACTTCGCAGTCTTAACTTGTATCCTGATATATTCATCTGACTTCCACGCTATTAGGTCAACTTTATCTTGTTGGCACATGGATACTCGCCAGCCTAATGATAACACAACACCGGCCGCATAGTATTCCCCTATCAGGCCAGTGGTTGTCTCACTCATGCAAAGCCAATTGCCGAGGCCGTTGAAATCATAACACCAATAAACAAACCGAGGACCACAACAACAAGCGCAATTATCGCCGCGCCGACTTTCATGTTTTCAATCATTTCCGCATGCCTTTCCATCTCCATTCTTCGCGCCCTGGCCCTTGCTTCCTTCTGTTCTTTTAAAGCTTGATTGTGATGGTTTATAATCTCTTGCCAAGTGCTAGGTTGGTCTGCCGCCTTAGGCCATCGCATGTTTATCATGGTGGCGATTTGCTGCATTTCCTCATTCAGCCGCTTTGCCTCAAGAACAGCATCAATAGAACCCTTGAAGCTAACATCACCAACACCCGCCTGCTTGTTACGTTCCTCGTTTAGTTTCTTTTGTGCTGAAAACAAAGTGCCTATCTGGTCGCCCAGTTCAGCCACAGACTGCACATCATTCACCCGTGCCTTTATAAAGGCTATGGCATTTGACGCGGCTGTTACGGCCGCTATAGCTGTGGTGATAGGTTCCATTAAGAAAGCATACCTTTCCTGAGTGGCTTACACCTCCAACTTATAGGCATCAAACCGTGCGCCATCTCACCAATGTCACGGCTCATCACCATTGCCCGCTGTTCACATTGCTTTGTGTCAGGGTATGGGCCGCGCATGTCGTGAAACTCAATGCACTGCGTTGGGTCTAATATTGAACAAGCTAATACAATAGCTTTAAACATCGCCCTGGATACGCTTTAATATTTTTTTGATGGTATCCGTCTCGTAAATTCTTATGCAAATCCAAACGCCTGTAAACAAGGCTACAACATCAGGAACCATTGCCATGTAGGCGGCAAAAGTCCCAGTGCCTGCAATTACGTCAACAATAACCTTGTTTTCTTCGTTCATAAATCACCTATGCGTAAGGGCTGTCACCACAGCATGAAGGCCAAGCTGCCTTTAGTTCG